CCGCCGGACCCCGGACCGCACCCTCGCCGTGCGCGTCACCGAGGCTGGCGTCACCGGTAGCAGCATCCGCAAGGCGGGTGCCCGATGAGCCGCTTCGAGACGACTGAACACGACCGCTACCGGATCGAGCAGGCCCGCGCCGAGCTGGACGCGCTGGAGACCCTCGACATGGGCGACGACCGGGCCATGGCCCGCGCCCTCGGCCGCCTGGAGGTCGCCCTCCAGCAGCTCGTCGAGATGGCCGACGAGGCGGTGGCGGAGTGACCACCGAGCACAGCATCGTCCTCGCGACCGCCGACCACGGCCCGGTCACCCTTCCGGAACCGTCGTGGTGCGCAGGCCACACCCACCACGACCCCGAGACCCTCCGCGTCGACCTCATCCACGCCGGCCCCGTCGTCGAGTGCCTCTACCGCGGCCGCACGCTGCTCGCCGCGGAACTCGTCCAGTCCCCCTTCGCCGACTCCTCCGACCCGCACCTCGGTGGCCGGACGCCCGGCGTCTCCGTCCACCCGCTCGGCCAGACCCTCGACCCCACCGAGCTGTACACCCTGGCCGCCGACCTCGACCGGTACGCCGACGTCCTCCGCGACCTCGCCGACCGGCTCGACACGATCCTCGGCGGAGGTGGCCAGTGACCACCCGCGAACTCACCCGGGGCCAGGCCACCGTCCTCGGCGTCGCGGCCGCTGCCATGGTCGTCGTCGGTGGCTTCGGCGCCTGGGGTACGTACACGAACGCCGTCACCGAGTTCCACCGGCAGGCAACCGCGGCCGGCGTCGTCGCCGCGGGCGAGGGCCTCACCCTGATCCTGGCCATGGTGATGCTCGGCCGGACCATGCTGAACATGGCCTCGCCCGGCATCGTCCGGACGGGGATGTGGGTGGCCCCGGTCTCTGCCAGCGCCATCGGCGTCTCCATCGCCAGCAACCCGCGCGAGGCCGCCGTGTACGCGGTCACCCCGCTCGCCATGTCCGGCGCAGCCGAAGGCCTCGGCCTGATCGCCCGGAGCATCGTCGTCTACCGGACCGGCCTGGACGCCGAGACGATGCGCCGCAACGCCGACGCCGCCCGGCAGCTCGCGTTCCACCGGGCGGTCGCCGACGGCCACCCCGACGAGTGGAAGCGCAAGGGTGCCGTCCGCCGGTACTGGCGGCTCGCCAGACACGTCGGCGTCGGGGACGCCGAGCTCGGCGCCGGCCTGGTCGACGTCCAGCGTGTCCGCGTCCGTGACGGAGCTGATGCGGCCCTCGCATCCATGTACGGCGCTGCGACTCCCGGGGTGGGAGTCGCACCCGCCGAACCGGTGCGGTCCGCCTCCGCCACCGACGTCCTGCGCGCCCGGTTCGCCGAGATGGACCCGGTCGACGCGATCCGGTTCGCCGCTGATGCGCGACCTGATGCGGACGTCGTCGAACTCGCGACGATCCTCGGCACCTACGGCCTGGCCGTCGACCCCGTGGCCGTCGCCCTGGTCCTCGGCCAGCGGGCCCCGGAGTACGAGGCGCATCGACCTGATGCGGCTGATGCGCCGCAGGTCAGAGAGCTGGAGCCGCTAAACGTCGAGGGCGTGGTCATCGAGGCCGCATCCATCCTCGGCCCCGACGCATCCGCCCGCGAGATCGCCGAGCACGTCGCCCAGCACCGGCGCCTCGTCGTCACCGAGCCGTACATCCGCACCGCCCTGTCCCGGGCCGCGAAGAAGCCCCAGCCCGACCCGAAGCCCGACCCGATGGAAGGTGGATACGCATGATGCGCATCGCGTTCGGAGCGCTCCTCGCCCTCCTCGTCGCCGTCCCGCCGCTGCTCGACATCGCCGGGGCCGCCGCGACGCTGGCCGCGTCCCAGCCCCCCGTCCTGGCGTTCGCTGCGGGCGTCCTCACCTGGCCGCACCTCGTCCGCCGCGCCCGGAGGTGGTGGAAGTGAGCGACTCGCTGAAGAAGGCGGCGCAGGACGCCGTCGACGCGTCCGACAACACCGAGCTGGTTCGCACGATCGCCGCGGTCCTCGCCGCCCAGCAGCTCACCCAGCCGCCCGCCGCCCCGCCGGCTCCGGCCCGCCCAGAGTTCGACGCCCGCAAGTGGCTTGTCCTCGGCGGGCTCGGCATCGCCGGGGGCCTGGTCGCCTCCCTGTTCGCCATCGCCGTCGCCATCGGCGCCGTGTCCGTCGCGATCCTCGCCCTCGTCCTCCGCTCCATCTGGGGCGACATCCAGAAGAGGAAGTAGCCCATGCCCGCCTCGTACACCGCGGCCGAGAAGCGCCGTTTGGCCTGGCTCACCCTGAAGGCCGCCAAGCAGTCCCTCGCCGGGGACCGGAACGCCGACACCATCGACGACCGCCTCAAGCGCGAGGCCGAGCGGATCGGGGAGCGCGCCGAGGAGCGCGGCCGGGCCGAGGTCGCCGAGCTGGAGCGCCGCCTCAGCCAGGCCCGCCGGGACGCCGCGAGCGCCCGGGTGACCATGCGCACCAGCAGCGGCAAGGAGCGCGGCGCCGCCCGCCAGCAGATGAACGACCACGAGCAGACCGCCCGCCGCATCGAGCGTGAGCTGCGCCGCTACCAGTAGCCGTGCCCCGGGGGCGGCGTCCTACCGCCAAGCAGCCGCCGCCCCTGGGCGTCCCACACCTCACCGAGAGGCAGGACCAGCCCAGCATGACCGAGAACGTGATCCAGCTCCACAAGGACAGCCCCCCGGACCCCGGTGCCTTCACCGACGAGGCCCGCGACACCCTGACCGAGACCATCATCGACGTAGTCCAGGACGCCGAGCTCCGCCCCGTCGACCCGCCCGCCGGCCCCGCACCGGCCGACTCGTGGATCGCCGAACGCCAGGCGTACCTCGCCGAGGCCCCGCCCGTCGTCCCCACCTTCCTGCGCAACGCTGCCGAGTTCGTGAACGCCGCCCGCTGGACCGCGTCCTACTACGGCCACGTCACCGCCTTCCACGCCATCCGCCTGCCCGTGTACGCCCTGCGCCTGCTCACCCGCGCACCCCGCGGCCTCGCCCGCATGGTCCTGCGCTGGGGCAAGTGGGTCACCGACACCGAGGCCCGGCCCGTCGAGGCCAAGGCCGCGGCGTCCGCGGACATCGAGGCCTGGCTCGCCCTGTCCCGCGAGCACTCCCGCCGCGTCAGGCCGCGCCGCGTCGCCTCCCTGGCTGTCGCAACGGCCACCGGCATCACCACCCTGGTCGGTTGCTTCCTGTCCCCCGGCTGGACGCTCACCGCCACCCTCGCCGCCGCCACCCTCGTCGGCCTCAACGGCAAGAAGCACGACAGCCGCCCCCTGGTCACCCGCTACGTCGCCACCAACGTGCTCCGCCGCCTCGACTCCACCGAGGTCATCGACGCGCTCGCCGCCATCGGCATCGAGGGCAAGAAGGGGCGCCGCGGCGTCGAGTTCGCCGCCGAGGTCATGCGCGACGGCCCCGGATGGCGCGCCGAGGTCGATCTGCCCCCGGGCATCGAGGCCACCGCCGTTCTGGAGAAGCGGGCCGCGCTCGCCGCGGCCATGCGACGCCCCATCAGCACCGTATGGCCGTCCGCCGACCGCACTGCCCACCCCGGCCGCCTCGTCCTCTGGGTCGCCCAACGCGACCCCGCCAAGGCCGGCCGAAAGCTGTGGCCGCTCATGAAGCAGGGCACCGCCGACGTGTACGAGCCGCTCCCCTACGGCTTCGACCCCCGCGGCAACCTCATCGAGATCACCCTCATGTACTCCAACCTGCTCGTCGGCGGCATCCCCGGCTCCGGCAAGACGAGCTGCGCGCTCGCCATCGTCCTCGGCGTCGCCCTCGACCCCACCGCCGAACTGTGGATCTACGAACTCAAGGGCTCCGGCGACCTCGACTCCGTCAAGCCCGTCTGCCACCGCTACGTCTCCGGCGACGAGGACGAGGACCTGGAAGCCGCCCTCGCCGGCATGCGCTCCGGCATCGCCGAGTACCAGCGGCGCGCCAAGTTCATCAAGAGCCTGCCCGCCTCCGAGGTCCCCGACGGCCGCCGCGTCACCCGCGCCCTCGCCGAGAAGTACCCCGAGCAGCGCCTCGGCCCCCGCGTCATCGTCATCGACGAGGTCCAGGAGCTGTTCACCCACGCCGACTACAAGGACGAGGCCGCCGCCCTGGCCACCCGCCTGATCAAGAAGGGCCGCGCCTACGGGCTGATCCTCATCCTGCTCACCCAGAACCCCGATGCCCCGTCCCTGCCGTCCTCCGTGTCCAGCAGCGTCGGCACCCGCCTGTGCCTCGCCGTCATGGACTGGCGCGCCAACAACAACGTGCTGGGTACCGGCGCCTACGACCGCGGCCTCCGTGCCACCGACATCAGCATCGACGAGCAGGGCACCGGCATCCTCGCCCGCGGCCGCGAAGGCTTCACCGTCCGGGCCGCGTTCATCAAGCAGACCGAGGCCGAGGACATTGGCAAGCGCGCCCTGGCTCTCCGCATGGCCGCCGGCACCCTCACCGGGCAGGCGGTCGGCGCCCTGGTCGAGGAGCAGGACGTCGAGACGATCCTCGACCACCTGCGCGCCATCTGGCCGGACGGAGTCGAGACCGTCCACTCCCACCGGCTCGTCGAGGCCCTCGCCGCCTACCGGGCCGACCTGTACCGGCCGTGGCTCGACATGGACGCCGCAGGGGCCTCGACCGCGCTGAGCGCCGCGCTGAAGCCGTTCAAGGTGTCCACCCGGCAGCTCACGATCCGCGAGTGCTGCGGCGGCGCCAAGGGCCTCCGGTACGCCGATCTCCCGGCCGCCGAGGACGGCGAATAGGACCCTCCGAACCGGTTTCGGATCAAGCCCATGGTTTCACCTTGATCCGAAACCGGTTTCGCCCCCGATATCGGGTGTGAGCTGGGAAGTTTCGAGTTTCGGGCCCTCCCATGCGAGCCCCGATCCAGCCCGGAACCGGCCTCCGGGACAGTGCTCCTGAGGGACACCGCTGCCGCATCATGGAGGCATGGAGTCGCAGATGATCCGGCCCGGCCACCTCACCGCCCACCAGACCGCCCGCACCCTCGGCATCACCCTCGACGGCGTCCGCCAACTCGTCCGCCGCGGCCACCTCACCCGCTCCGGCGGCACCCCCCGACAGGCCTGGTACGCCGTCAAAGACGTCGCCGCCCTCCAGGCCAAACGCCAGGAGCGCGACGCCGCTTGACCGCAGGTCAGCGCGGTGTCACGATCTGCGTGTACAACTGTGCCCTCAATCGGCACCACAAGCCGCTCGGCGAGCCCGAGCAACAGAGGTCCCACCGTCTGTCGCCACGACTTGCAGACAACCGGGCCAAGTCTCGGCCCGGCGCCAAAAGCTCGTCGTGGGAGCGGCCGGGTCGCCTTAACGCACGACGAAGCCCCCGTTACGGTCCCCCCGGCGGGGGCTTCGCCGTGTCACGAGACCGTCACTGCGCACCCGATCGTCCCTTGGATCCCAGATGATGCCCCTTCAGGTACAACATCCCAGGGGGGATCATGCGCACCCGCATCACCATCGCGGCCGTCACCATCACGCTCGCCGCCGCACTCGTCGGATGTAGCAGCAGCGACGACACGGACGCCAAGCCCACACCCGCGCCCACGAAGAGCAGCGAGCCCAGCGTCGACGTGAGCGCTGCCGCCAAGGCGGCCGGCATCCCGCCCGAGCCCACCGGTGCCAAGCGCGCCGAGTTGCTTCGCGCCCTCGGTGCCGCCAACCCGGGCATCGTGAAGTACGAGGACAAGGCGATCGACGCCGCACGCAACCAGTGCAGCACCATCAACGGCGGCAGCACCAAGGCCGACTGGTCCGCCTCGCAGCGCTTCACCTACAGGGACGTCACGACCACCGAGGCCCAGGGCAAGCAGATCAACGAGGCGCTCAAGGGTCTCGGCTTCTGCAAGGTCTGACAGCACGCGGGGCCTGGCGCCACGCCGGAGGCACGAGGAGCCGGTAGGCGGGAGACCGCGAACCAGGGAGCGGGAGCTAGGTACCCCGCACAGACAGGGGGCGAGCGTGGCCACCGACCGCAGCGAGCTCACGTCCTACGGATGGCGACAGCTCCGCGCCCGCACCCTCGCCGCATCCGACGTCTGCATCGTCTGCGGCCACGGCAGTAGCGACACCGTCGACCACATCCACCCTGTCAGCAAGGGCGGCGCCCGCCTCGACCCCGACAACGTCGCACCCATCCACGGCGTGGCCGGCTGCCCCGTCTGCCTCCGCAAGTGCAACTCGGAGAAGGGCGACCGGCCCCTGGCCGAGGTCGTCCAGCTGGCGACATCCGTGGACTGGTTCGCCGGGCCGTAGACCTGGAAACGTGCAGGTCAGAGGCTCGAATCGATCAAGCAAAACCGCAGGTCAGAAGCCTGATCCGGCTGAGATCGGCTGGGTTTTTTAGGAAAGATCATCTTCTCAACCCCGCGCCCAGCTTTCATTTTTCTCTCCCCGGGCCAGTGACCCCCGGACGATCATGAAAGGGGGCGTCATGGGCCCCGTCGAGAAGGCCGTCCGGGACGACGTCGAGCAGCTCGGCGACCTGGCCGGCGTCGAGCCGTCGCTGTCCGAGATGGCGTACACACTCGCGCGGTCGATCGACACCGCAGCGAGCGGCGAGTGCCAGACCTGCGGGGAAGCCGTGGCCGGCGCCGACGACGGACGGTCCCTGCCCCAGTTGAACCGCGAGCTCCGGCAGACGCTCGCCCAGCTGCTGGAGGGGCGGGCCGCTGAAGATGACGACGACCTCGGAGACCTGGGCTCCCCCGAGTAGCTTCGCCGAGGATCTGTACGAGCGGTACGGCCTGACCTGCCCGCCACGCTGGGGGACGCCGCGGCACCCGGACCGGCCATCGCTCGGGCCGAAGCTGTGGAAGGTCATGGAGCGGCTCGGCGCCCCGCCGATGCCGTGGCAGAAGTACGTGTCCGACGTCGCCCTGGAGATCGACCCGGTCACGGGCCGCTTCGCGCACCGCGAGGTCGGCCTGTCCGTCTCCCGGCAGCAGGGCAAGACCGAGTTGTGCCTGGCCGCCCAGGTCCACCGGGCCCTGGCGTTCCCTGGACAGAACATCGTGTACGCCGCCCAGACCCGCAACGATGCGCGTAAGCGCTGGGAGGACGAGTTCTGGGAGAAGATCTCCGGCTCGGCCCTGGCCCGGTACGCGCGCATCCGGAAGAGCAACGGCAACGAGGCGATCCTGTGGCCGGGCAAGCGCAGCCGCATGGGCATCACCGCGAACACCGAGCGCGCCGCTCACGGTCCGCCCCTCGACCTCGGCTTCATCGACGAGGCGTTCGCGCACGAGGATGACCGGCTGGAGCAGGCGTTCTCCCCGGCGATGCTGACCCGGCCCATGGCGCAACTGTGGTGGGCATCGGCCGGCGGCACGACGAAGAGCGTGTGGCTGAACAAGAAGCGGGAGACGGGCCGGGCCTTGATCGAGGCCCTGTTCGCCGCACTCGCCGAGGACCTCGACGCTGTGCGCCCTACGGCCGCGTACTTCGAGTGGTACGCACCGGAGGACATGCCACGCGATGACCCAGCCACGTGGGCGGCGACCCTGCCCGCGCTGGGACACACGGTCACGGTCGACGTCATCCGCTCCGAGCTGGAGAAGATGGCCAGTGACCCGAGCGGCTTCGACCGGGCCTACCTGAACCGCACCAGGAAGCCGGTTCCTCCGAGCGACCCGAACGTGCCGAAGGAGAAGTGGCCCGGGCTGGTCGACGCAGACAGCCGGCCGGATCCGGTGAGCGTGGCGCTGGCCATCGACGTGTCGCAGGACCGGAAGCGAGCGGCGATCAGCGCGGCGTCCCTGCGGCCGGATGGCCGGGTGCACGTCGAGGTCGTGGCGCACCGGCCGGGTACGGACTGGGTGGTGCCCGCCGTGGCGAGGCTCCACAGGCTGTGGAAGCCGGTGGCTGTGGCCGTCGCTTCTGGGTCGCCTGCCGCTTCGCTCATCGACGACCTGGTGACTGCGGGCATCGACGTGCCCAAGGACAAGGGAGCCCCCGAGCGGGGGGACCTGGCCGTGATGCGGTCGGGCGACATCACCGAGGCGTGCGGGCAGTTGGCGGACGCGATGAACCAGGGCGCTCTCGCCCACCTCGACCAGGTGCCGCTGACTGCCGCGGTGAACGGGGCGAGGACCCGGCGGCAAGGGGACGCCTGGACGCTGGACCGGACGAACTCCCTGGTGGACATCAGCCCGTTGTGCGCGGCCACGTTCGCCCGGTGGGCACTGCTGATCCGCGGCCCGCACGTCATCGAGGACTACGACATCGCGGACTCGTTCGCGTGAGAGGGGGCACGCCGTGGGCGCCTGGTCCAGGCTGAAGGGCGCGTTCACCCGCGACGCGCAGATCACATCCCCCGAGGACCTGCTCGCCCAGGCCCGCGGGCAGCGCACCCACCGGACGCCCGTCACCAACGACACGGCGCTGCGGAACGCCGCGGTGTGGGCGGCCCTGCGCCTGCGCGCGGACCTGATGTCCTCGTTCCCGATCGACGTCTACCGGTACGTCAACGGCATCCAAGTCGAGGTGCCCAAGCCACCCGTCCTCGTCACACCCGGGGGCAGCGAGGTCGGCGTCCGCGAGTGGATGTACTCCACCGAGTTCGACCTCGACCGCGGCGGCAACTGCTTCGGCCTGATCACCGAACGGACCGGCGTCATCGGACCGGACGGCCGCGGCCTGCCCGGGCGCATCGACCTGGCGGAACTGAACGCGGTCACCGTCCGCGGCACCGGGGCGACGATCACAAAGTTCGTCATCAACGGCAAGGAGTACGACCCCTGGGAGGTCTGGCACGAGAAGCAGTACACCGTGGCCGGCGTCCCGCTCGGCCTGTCCCCCGTGGCCTACGCCGCGTGGACGATCGAGGAGTCGCTGTCCGCGCAGCAGTTCGCGCGTGACTGGTTCGCCTCGGGTGCGGTGCCGCTGGCCGAGCTGAAGAACACCTCCAAGACCGTGGACAAGGAAGGCGCCCGCGTCGCGCGCGAGAACTTCCGGGCGGCCGTCGACTCCAGCGGCCTGTTCGTCCACGGAATGGACTGGGAGTACAAGCCGATCCAGGCTGTCGCCTCGCAGTCCTCGTTCCTCGAGGCCCGCCAGTACGGGGCGGCCGACATCGCCCGGTTCTTCGGCGTCCCCGGCGACCTGATCGACGTGGCCGTCTCGGGCGGCAGCGTCACCTACGCCAACATCGGCCAACGCAACCTCCAATTCCTGATCATGAATCTCGGGCCGGCCGTCGCCCGCCGCGAGGACGCCTTCAGCCGGAAACTCGTCTCCGGTCCACGGTTCGTGAAGCTCAACACCGACGCGCTGCTGCGCATGGACCCCGAGGCCCGCGCCCGCACGATCGGCATGCAGATCACCAACCGCACGCTCGCGCCGTCCGAGGCCCGGGCCCTGGAGAACCGGCCGCCCTTCACCGAGGACCAGCTCGCTGAGTTCGACCGGCTCTTCGGCTCGCGGTCCGTACCCGCGCAACCCACGACCGCCGTACCGGGAGCTACGCCATGACCACACCCGCGCTCGCCGCCGCCGCGGCCGAACGAGCACAGCACGTCCGCCAGCGCGCGGACCGTCCCTCGCTGCGCCGCTGCGCCGAGCACGTCGGCGCCCGGGCCACCGTGCGGGCCTCGCTGTCCGGTGTCCAGGTCCGCGAGAGCGGCGACACCGGCGCCGTGGAGTTCGTCGGCCGCGCCTCGGTGTACGAGCAGTCCTACGAGATGTGGGACATGTTCGGCCCGTACACCGAGATCGTCACCAACGGCGCCGGGGCCGACTCGCTCGCCCGCGCCGATCTCGACGTGCCGCTCGTCCTGGGCCACGACCAGCTGCGTCGCATGGCCCGCACCACCACCGGCACGCTGTTCCTGACGGAGAGCGCCGAGGGCCTGGACGTGCGCGCGCCCGCGCTGGACCCCGCAGACGTCGACGTCGCGTACATCACGCCGAAGCTGCGCGCGGGCCTGATCGACGAGATGTCCTTCGCGTTCCGGATCGAGTCGGGCCAGTGGTCCCCGGACTACACCGAGTACCGCATCAACCGGTACGACATCCACCGCGGCGACGTCGCGATCGTCGGCTACGGCGCCAACCCGTACACCGGGGCGAGCATGCGCCAGCCCGGGACCGCGCCGACGAACAGCCGTGCGCGGGCGCTGCTGGAGATCGCGCTCGCCCGCTGACCCCCTGATCTTCCCGCCGCCCGGCGGGAGCTACTGCCCTGCGCTCTGCGCGCACGAGACCGCCCGGCGCCATGCCTCGGGCGGCCGTCTGTCATGGACCGGGGCGCCTGGAATCCACGAGAGAGAGGACCGACGAGATGACTCTCGCCGAGCTGATCGCCCAGGCGCGCACCGCGCTGGACACGGCGATCACCGCACGACAGCAGGAGCAGGACGCGCTGATGGCGCTGCGCTCCGACGAGAACCTGACCGAAGAGGCGGTCACCGCGCGGGTCGCCACCCGCGACGCCGCCGACGCCGAGGTCACCCGCCGCCAGGAAGCGCTCGCCGCGCTCGAGGCGGAGCAGGCCCGCGAGGACGAGATCGCCGCCCTGTCCGCGCGCACCGTCCCGGCCGCCACCCGGGCGCCGGCCTACGACCAGGTCCACCGGGTCGGCCAGGACGAGCGGACCTACCGGCCCGACCAGGACCGCCGCGGCGCGCAGTTCGAGCGGGACGTGGCCGCCGCGTTCATGGGCGACTACGACGCCCAGGGGCGCCTCGCCCGGCACATGCAGGAAGAGCGCGTCGAGCGCGGCAACCAGCTCGAGCGCGCAGCCGGTACGGCCGCGTTCGCCGGTCTGGTGGTCCCGCAGTACCTGACCGACATGTACGCCCCGGCCGCCGCGGCAAAGCGCCCGTTCGCCGACGCGTGCACGCGGCACGACCTGCCGCCGTCGGGCATGACCGTCAACCTGTCCCGGATCACGACGTCCACCGACACCGGCCTGCAGGCGTCGGAGAACTCGAACGTCACCGAGCAGGACATCGACGACACGCTCCTGTCCTTCAACGTGCAGACGAACGCCGGTCAGCAGACGCTGTCCCGCCAGGCGATCGAGCGCGGCGCCGGCGTCGAGGCCGTCGTCCTGGACGACCTGTTCCGCCGGTACGCCACCCGGCTGGACAACACGCTCCTGAACCAGGCGACCAACGGCCTGACCAACGTGGCCACCAGCGTCGCCTACACCGACGCCTCGCCCACCGCGGCCGAGCTGTACCCGAAGGTGCTGGAGGGACTGTCCGGCATCGAGGCCGCGATGCTCGACATGGCGTCCGGGGACAACCTGGCCGTCATGCACTCGCGGCGCTGGTACTGGATGCAGAACGCGCTGGGCTCCACGTGGCCGCTCATCACGCAGCCCGGCATCGTCGCCCAGACCCTCGGCGCGAACTACGCCACCAGCTACGGAGGCGGCGTGCGGGGTGTGCTGCCCAACGGCACGCCGGTCGTCGTCGACAACAACATCGCCACCAACCTCGGCGCGGGCACCAACGAGGACGAGATCTACCTCGTCGACCGCACCGAGTGCCACCTCTGGGAGGACCCGTCCGCCCCGATGTTCATCCGGGCCGAGCAGACCAAGGCGGCCAGCCTCGGCGTGCTCCTGGTCGTGTACGGCTACTTCGCCTACACGCACGCCCGCTACGCCCAGGCCCGCAAGATCGCGGGCACCGGCCTGGTCACGCCGACGTTCACCGGCGTCTGATCCCCCGCCGCGCGGGCCCGCCTCGACTCCGGCGGGCCCGCGCGGTCCACCTCCAGTTCCTGGGAGCGAAGCGATGACCGACGCACCACAGACCGACGACCCGATGGTGGCCGCCCTGCTGCGCGAGCGCGAGGGCTACGTGGCGCGGGGCATGGACGACCGAGTCGCCCAGGTCGACGAGCAGCTGCGTCTCCGCGGTGCCACGCCTCCGGCCGACAGTGGGACGCCCGCGGCCCCGTCCCGGTCGGCGCCGCCGAAGGGCCGGCGCGCGCGCAGCACGGACAAGGCGTGACGTGGCCAACGAGTACTGCACCCTGTTCGAGCTGAAACGGCAGTTCGGCGTCGAGCCGGACGACGAGTCCCGTGACGCGGAACTGAACCGGGCCCGGGCGTCCGCCTCGCGCTCGATCGACAGCACGACCGGCCGCCGCTTCTGGCTGGACCCGGCCCCTGTGGCCCGGGTGTTCACCCCGGCCGGCCGGATCGTCCACGACGACGACGGCGAGCTGTTCCTCGTCAACGACATCGGCAGCACCGAGGGCTTGATCGTCGAGACCGGCGGGGGCGCGTCCTGGTCAGCGGTCACGGAGTACGAGACCAGCCCGGACAACGCGCTCGCCGACGGCCGCCCCATCACCGGCCTGCGCCGGGTGCTCTCGACCTGGGGCACGGCGACCACCCGATTGCGCGTCACCGCGAAGTTCGGCTGGCCGGCCGTCCCGGAGGACGTGCACGAGGCGGCGCTGATCCTGGCATCGCGGCTGTACAAGCGGCGGGACTCGCCCGAGGGCATCATCGGCTCGGCCGAGTGGGGCGTGCGCAACCTGTCCCGCCGGGACCCGGACGTGTGGAACCTGATCGAGCCGTACATCATCCCCGGATTCTGAGGAGCGCTCGATGCAGATCTCCGCTGTCCGCGATGCGCTCGCCGACGCGGCCCGGGCCGTGGTCCTGCCTGCCGGGCTGCCAAAATTGACCTGCTCCGGGTACGTCCCCGACTCGGTCATCGCGCCGCACTTCTTCGTGGCCGAGTATGAGCAGGACTTCGACAAGGCCATGGCCCGGGGCCTGGACGAACTGCTCTTCACCACACGGCTGCTGGTCAGCCGGGCGGACGACCGGGCCGCCCAGCAGGTCCTTGACCTCATGCTGTCCGGCTCCGGGCCCGCCTCGCTGAAACAAGCCATCGAGCTGGCCCGCGGGGCGCCGGGCGAGTACGCGCTCGGCGGTGTGGCCCACGACCTGCACGTGCAGCGCGTACAGGGCTACCGCTGGTACGAGCACGCCGGCTCCACCTACGTCGGCGCCGAAATCATGATCAAGGTGATCGGAGAGGGGAACTGATGCGGATCCGCATGCTCGTCGCCATGCCGGAGGGCGCCACGCGCAACGGCGAGCCGTGGCCGGCCAAGGGCGTGCCCGTCGAACTGCCCACCGCCGAAGCGGCGCACCTGGTCGCCTCCGGCGTGGCCGAGGAAGTCGCCGAGCCGGACGGGGACGCCGAGCAGGCAGCCTCCGAGCCGCGCCGCCGCCGCAAGGCCCAGGCCGAGGGAGAGGGCGAGACGCCATGAGCAAGACCATCCTGACGAACGTCAGGTGTTTCGCGGTCGGCGCCGACCTCACCAGCCAGTCCAACAAGATCGAGCTGAGCAGCGAGGTCGAGGACAAGGACGCCACCAACTACGGGTCCGGCGGGTGGAAGGAGGTCATGGGCGGGCTCGGCTCGGCCGAGCTGAGCGGTGAGGGCCAGTGGGAGGCCGGAGACCTCACCAAGATCGATGACGCGTCCTGGGCCCAGCTTGGGGGCGTCGGACCGTGGTCCGTGAGCGCGAACAACGCTGCCAACGTCGGCGACCTGGCGTACTTCATGGGGGCGCTGCGCTCCAGCTACACCCTGCTGGACGCGGTCGGTGAGATCGCGCCCTGGTCCGGCACCGCCAAGTCGGCCACGCCGCTGGTGCGCGGACAGTTCGCCCATCCGCCCGGCACCGCCCGCACCGCCACCGGTACGGGCACCGGCCTGAACCTCGGCGCGGTCATCGCGGGCAAGCGCATGCACGCCGCGCTGCATGTCCTGTCCGCGTCCGGGACCACTCCGAGCATCACCGCCCGCGTCGAGTCCAGCGTGGACAACACCTTCTCGGCGCCAACCACCCGGCTGACGTTCGCCGCGGCGACGGTGCCCGGCGGGCAGATCCTGCGCACCGCCGGGACGGCCATCACCGACCCGTGGTGGCGGATCGCCTGGACGATCTCCGGCACTACACCGTCGTTC